TCAACAACATCAGATTCACCGTCTACATATTTTTCTACATCTCTACTAGATAATGCTCTTTGGTAATTTTCTAAATATTTTTTAAAATGTGATGAACGCAATCTACGTAATTCAATATTCATATATTGTAAGATTGCTTCTATTTCTTGTAATTGATTAAATCTTTGTTCAACAATACCAGGCATATCTGCTGATGCTTTTTCAACATTGCCTCTTATTCTAATTTCCGATTTTGCTTGTACTAATTCGTCTTCATAATGTCTAATGGCATCAGGAATAACGCCAATATCTCTTGCTATTTTCTGATACCATCCAGCCATTAATAATCCTCTTCCTCGTTTTCAGCATCCAAATAGTATTGGATTGCTTTATCTAGATCATCGTCTGCGCCTAAGGCATCTTGAAAATCGTCATCTCCAACGCCATAGTCTGCCATTAAGTCTATAAATTTTTCAGCAACTACTTCGATAGGTTGTTTTCTATCCATGTACTCTCTAAAAAATTGCCAAATTTCAACTAGTTGACTTCCTTCTATCATTTATTCCTCATCTACGTTAACAGTTTCTTTTTCTTCTACAGAATCAGGAATACTATTGAACTCTTTCATAATATTGTCTAATGGTTCTCCACCACTTTCCCATACTTTACGATATTCTTTAGTTTCTGTTCCTTTAGAATCAACATATTTAAGTCTGTTTCCTTCTTTAACTAATATACCTTTCTTTTCAAAAAGATCAACAAGTCCTGAGTAAGGATTCATTCCAGTTTCATATGGAATCTTAACTTGTACACCTTCAAAAGGTTTAGCATATCTAGTTTTCATAACTTTACAGCCTGCTCTAATACCACGTACTTCGCTAATCTTATTACCTGCTTCATCTTCTTTCAGTTTCAATTTCTTCATTGCTACTACAATAGATGATGCATAGATAAATCCTTGTCCGCCCGATATCTTATCGTCTGGATCAAACATATCCTGCGATGCATATGTGTGGTTAGTACATACAAGTCCTACATTGTGCGAACCAATCATGTTCACAGTGTTACGTACAAGTGATGTAAGTGCCTTAGGTTTTCTACCCATGTCACCTTTCATATCACCTTTCTGAAACTGATCAACATCAGTTGGAGTTAGCAACATACCTAATGAATCAATTACAAACAATACTTTTGGTCTGTCTTCTTCATTCATTGCTCTGTAGTCATCCATAAAAGTTGACACTGTTTTAGCAACGTCATCAATCATGCTCATATTAAGTTTTAATAGTTTCTTTTCATCAGTGTCTACGTCTAATGCTTTTAACCAAGTTTCATCAAGTGCATTTTCTGAATCAATTAATACAACAAATATGCCTTGCTCTTGTGCGTGTTTTACAATGTTACCTGCACAGATATATGATTTACCTGCTCCTGATTCTCCTGCAAACACAGTTACTTTTCCTAATGGAATACCTTTTTGGAAATCACCACTCACCAAATAGTTAAGTGCGTAATTGCCTGTAGAGATCCAATCTGTTGGATCATTGAACCCTGAACTCATTCCTGTGATGGATTTTGTCAAAGTCTTTCTAAATTTACTAACGTCAAATGCCTTTACCATAATTTTTTACCTTTAAGTTGTGTGGGGAGTTGCCTCCCCACAATATGCTTATTATTATTTTTGTTGTCTTGCTCTAATCATCGCTAAAATGTCCTCTGCTTTTCCGCTTGATTCAGCAGTTGGCTTTGGTGCTTCTTGCGTTGTTTCAGCAACTGGTTGTGCTTTCACTTCAGCCGCTGGTGCTGGAGTTTCTGCTTTTGGAGTTACTGGGTCACCTGTTCTTGATGACAAGCCTGCAGGTCTAAAGTATTGACCAAATTTATCTTGATCATATGCTTCGCCGTCAACAGATGCTTCAAACATTTCTTTCATAACCTTAACTTCAACTTCGCTAGGTTTTTTTGGAAGAAAATCATTTAAATTGAAAAGAGTGTTGTTTTCAATTGCTTTGTTTTCGTCTTCTGTTAAAGGTCTTGATTTTCTAGACCATGTTGACGTTGAGTAATCAGCATATCCACCTTTAGATGTTTTGATGATTCTAAAATCAACACCGCTTGTTGAATCAGTTGGAAGGTCTTCCATATCTGGATCCATTAATGCTCCTTTAATTATTTGGAATATTTGTGGACCAATTATGAATCTTCTAATTGGATTCTCTGGAGTTGATTCTTCTCCGATCGGATCGTCTTTTACAAAACCTTGGAAAATATAACTTCTTTTCTTCCAGTATTTTCTTCCTAAATCTTCTAATTTAGGATCTTTGAACCATCCTCTTACTTCGGATAAGATATTACAAGACTCGCCGTACATTTCCATACATGGAACTTGTACTTGTACTGGTCTTGAATCTGTTTCACCTTTGATTCCTGCAAAAGGTAATTTAATCATTAACCTTTCTTTCCAGAAAAAAGTGTTTTCTTTATCGCCATCTGGCAAGAAACGAACAGTTGCCTGCTCTCCTTCTTTTAGATTCCAAAATGGGTAAATGGCGTTGTCTCCGCCTGTTCTTGAATTAGAGCCTCCTGATTTAGATTCTTGTTCTTTCAGTTTTGCTCTGATCTCTTGTAGTGTTGCCATAATTTAAGCCTCCTTTATTGCCTGTTGTTATTATATTATGTGCCTTTAAAATATTAGTATAGCACAAGACAAACATAATGTCAAATATATACTAATATTACTATTTAGTCAACCTGATTTGGTAAACTTAATTACTGAACGCCTGCTAATTTTTTAATTTTGGCAATTTCTGGATCTTTATTTGCCATTAAGTTTTGAATTGTTTCCTGTGCAGTTGCCACAGCACTGTCGCCAAACTTCTTTTCTACTGAAGTTAATACTGCTGTTTCACCTTTAGGAAATTGATTTGATGTGTAGTCAAAGAAACTTTTAACAAAATCTTCTACAGTTTCTTCTTTGTTGCTTAATTCTTTATCTTTGGCTTCTTTGCCTGCTCTACCATATTCACAATCACAACCGTGATCTGCACAATCTGGTCCACAACCTTCTTTACCTTCTTCACCTTCTTTTTTGTTTTTTAATGTGTCGAAGTTTTTTCTTAAATATTCCATTGCGTCTTTGGCATTATTAAATTTTGTTACAGATTTTCCATCTTTGCCTAAAATATCATACACCATCTTGCCATCGTCACCTTTGTACATTGACACATATGGTTTAATATCTTCAAATGTAATTTCTTCTTTTTTGTTTATTCCTGGATCTTGTTTCATGTCACCTGTTTCAATTTTTGAAACTAATGTAGGATCTTTTTGGGAAATATAATCTAAAATCATTGGACGCATACAAGCATCTGAATCTTCGTTTGCCGCTTTTTCAATTTGAGCATTTAATTCTTGATCATCAATTATACCTGCTAGACTTTCAATACCATTTGTACCATTAACACCTACAGGAAAATGTTTTGCCATTAGTGTGTTTAATTTTTCTAGTGCTAAATTTTGTTCCTCTGCATCTTGTGAAAACAATCCGTTATCTTCTCTTACAACATCGTCCATTGCTGATTCAAACTCATGAAAGTTATCCACAGTTTCAATCATACCGCCTAATACTTTTTCTATTTCTTCTGGATTTGTATCTGTGTGTACAACTACACCTTGGAAGTTTGCTGGATCAGATTGTACATCTGCTGAAATCCCTGCTTTTGATAATAAATTTTGAACATTGTCTATTTCCATATCACTGATTGGATTTTCAGGATCAAAGTCACCAACTAGATCATACTTCAAAGTTCTTGGTTCAATGCCACCTTGGTATCCATGTGCTTCAAACGATGTTGGTCCTAATTCTTCTATTGCTGTTCTTTCTGAAACTAGTTTGTAGATGTAAGGAAATACATCTTGTAATTCTTCGTTAAACGTTTTAATAGTTAATTCATCAATCCAAGATTTTTTAACATCTTCTGGAACTTCTGCTAATTCTGATTTACTATAACTTTCAAACGATTCTTTATAGTTGTTTTGTTTTTGTAATTTTAAACAACTTGTTTTAATTTCTTCTATTCTTTCATCCACAACAGATTGATATTGTTTTAAGCCTTCTGCCATAACATTTGATCTGTTCATGTATGTTTTAAATTTTCTTAATTGATTTAACTCTGCACTCATTTCTGAAATGTGTTTACCAAAGTCATCAAATGGATTTCCACCTTCTGATACGTGACGGGCCATTGCTCTAGCACCGTTCAAATGTTTGATTGGATATTTGAATCTTTCGCCTGCGTTACTTTCTATAAAAAGAGATTCTATTCTGTGAGTGCGTCCGCCTGCTACTGCTTGATTTACAGGTGCTGAGTGTTTGATTACTAGTCTTGCTTCACCAACTGTTTGAAAACTTGTTTTTGTTGTTCCGTATAAATTTGATTCGCTCACTGTTTCTACCTCTTTACCTTGTCCTAAAAAATCATAGTCTCTTTTTTCAAGATTGCTTTTTGTGATATCTCTTGTATCAAATCCAAGCACTCTTGCTTTAGCAAAACTTCTTAATTCTTTTAAAAAGTTGTACCAACCGTGTTTTAATGGCTCATCTGACTGTTCAACAAAGTCTTTGCTGTGCATTACAACCAGCCCATCTTCCTCACTAATACTAATACTTACCTTTCCTAGGGTGTTTCCGCTCTCTTTGAAATCGAAGTCAAAGAACCTTGCTTCAGTGGGTTCAGTAGTTGCTTGTCCACCCGAATCGCCCAATGTAACCTGAGGAAATTGCCCCCTGATTTTGTTAAAAAGGTCTTTTGCTATAACATTTAAGTTCATACAGTGTATTTATCTGTTAGTGGCTTACAAATATAGGCATTGGCATTACCTTATCTGCTGTATCTTCATCTGCTTGGCTGAATGATGTGTAGATTTTTGGATCCCAGTCTTTAAGCACACTGATTATACGCATAATCAACAAAGTAGCACTCACTAGGTCATCTGTTGCTCCTGATTTTGCTTTAAATGATGATCCTGAAGCAATAAAACTTTTTAATTCACTGATTAGTGGTTTACTGTTTATTTTAAGTTTTTCTTTTTCGATCATATTTTTTAATCTAGAACAAGCAGTAATTTTTGTTTTGTGTGTAGTGTTAAATCCTTTACGGAATTTTCTAATGTGTCCTTTACGTATAGGTTCACTTACAAATAATCCTGGAATAGAATCTTCACCAAAATCGTTTATTACAAGCAGTGCTGATTCGCCTATTGTGTTATTTTCTACACTCCAGTAAATGTTTGATCCTGTGGATTTTGTTTCTTCTTTGATGTAATTACAGATATCACGCATAATTCTTATTTGTTGTGGAATAGGAGTTGTGTTGTGTTTCCATTCTGCTACCTGTGTGTATGACGGTAATTCAAAAACTTCAATTGCGGCATTGTCGCCACCTGTTCCCATTGCTGGATCAAGTGCCACAACATATGTTGCATGAGCATCTAATTTTTTATACCAACGTGTTTGGCCCATGTTCAATGTTGGCTCTTTGCCTTCTAGTGTGGTCAACATAAGACTGTTTACTAGTGTTTCATCGTAAACTAAAAACTCACAACCATATTCACGTCTAAATCTTTCTTCACCAATACGTCCTAATTCTTGTTTTTTCCATTCTTCATCTCTGTCTGGATGTTCGTCCCATGATGCTGTGTATCCATGGAATCCATTTATTCCTAATTCTTGTTCATTACCATGTTCGTCAAATTTGTTTTGACTTTCACGCCATATTGTTGCAAACACATCTTCATCTGAATTGGGTGTCGATGTAATAATTGCACGTCCTCCAGTTGCTAGTGTTGGAGAAATAGAAGTCCAAAATTCTTGTGCTATACCTGGGTTAACAAATGCAAACTCATCACAGTATAATAAAGATATTGACATACCTCTACCAGTATTTCCTGTTGTAGTTGCTGATACAATTCTTGATCCATTTTCAAATTCCATAGATCCTTTGTTGTAGTTTGTTACACCAGCTCTTACATAATCTGGACACAGTTCATATCCATATCTTATACGTTGCATAATTTCTTGAGCACCTGTATATTTGTGTGCGGCAATTAGTATAGTTTGATCTGGATGAAACATTGCATACCATAAAAGATAACAAGCGGCAGTTGTAGTTTTACCACTTTGTCTTGGTAGCATATTAATATTGAATCTGAAATCGTGATAACTTGATAATAATTTTGTTTGATATTGAAAAGGTTCAAATATACATTTTCCTCTTACAGGGTGTTGTATAAAAAAGAATTTTTTTGCAAAATAATCGTATCCTTTTACAGGATCTGAACAATGCACTAAATCTGCTATTTGTTCTTCTGTAAATTTTTCCCTTGTGTGTGCTTTTTTGGTAAGGACACCATCTAAACTTTTATTACTCATATATAATACTTATGCTGAAAATTGGTGGTGTATTGCTTTTTGACTATGCGTTTTTCTTAAAGTCTTGGTAGGCTTGTAGCAAAGTTTCTTTGATAGAAGATTGAACTTCTTCTTCAGTTTTTTCAAGTGCCATTGGATTATCGCCGCCTGCAACTTTAGGGTATGTTTTTTTGATCTTGTTTATACCGCCTGATAAATCTTTTGTCATGTATTGAGTATCTTTATACTCTGGATCAGGTGTTGTTGATGCTTTTCCAGGAACTTCTTCAACTGCTTTTACTTCTGCTTCTGCTTCTGGCTTAGGCTCTTGTGTCATTGCTGGTGGAGTTGGTACTCCTGCACTTTTAAAAATTTGTGCAATCGCCGCCATATCTTCTGGTGAATCACCGTACAGCATAACTTGTGATGCTTCTT